AAGGGTACTAATGCCGTTTTCGTAGTCGTTGTTTTCTACCATAGTTTGAAGAACGCTTGAGGCGGCCTTGTCCAGTTGCCCTTGCTTCCATACCTTTTGCGCGGTGGGGTCTATGCCTAGTCCTGCACCCCTGGCGTCAGCGCGCTGCATGTATCCGCCTAGCAAAGCGGGGATGTCTTTAGGATTTCCAATCATCTGGTTCGTGGTGTTGGTGAAGTCCACGCTGTCCTGATTGGCGGTGTATTTCTCCATCTCGCTGCGCTGCTGGTTATCAATGGATTTTAGAGTGGAAGTGTAGGACGGCTCGATTTGCTTCTTGAAAGCGGAGACGGCGTAGTTGCTTTTGATGCCGTACTTCTCCATCACCGATTGGCGGATTTTGCTTTCCTGGTCTTGCCACGCCTGCTGCAGCCCTTCCGCCGATTTCCCCTGCATGGCGTAGAAGAGGCCGTTGTTCTCGTCATAGAGGGCTGTATTCTTCTGCTGCTCGTAATCGTTTAAGGCGTCGAATACTTTATCATTCTGGTCTTTCGTCCACTGCCTATCCACGATTTCCGCTACTGCGCCGAAGGCGTTTCCCAAGGCTTTGACGCCGGAGGTATTTCCGCCGGCGCTTTCTACTGTGACGGAAGGAATGATCTTTCCTTGAAGGATATTCTTTCCTACTTCCGGGGAGAATTGAGAGAGCTTCATGTCTTACCGCCCCCATCCCTTGAGCGTGCCCCACGTGTACCCTTTATTCTGCGTCCAGCTTTTAGTAGCAAGGCTGGCATTTCCGCCATATAGATCTGTGCCGGGGCTGGTGATAGTTGTTCCGCTGCTTCCACCTGTCCCTGCGCTGCCGGCGTTTTTGATAGAGCCATACATCGAAGCGGCGGTGGATAAGATAGTACCAAACATAGCCGCCCGCCCTTGGGCTTTCGCGTTCTGCGCGGAGGCCTTGGCTGCGTTGGCCTGGTTGATGTAGTTCACCTGATTGATATAGGCAGACTTCGTATCATTTCGCTGATTGCCCAGAAGGTTCATGGAGTCACTTCGCCACTGGTCGATGGTGGAAGCGTCCATGTCCTGCACGGAGCCTGTATTGGTGAAACCGCTGGCGCCGGCTTCGGCGGCGTGCTGGCCGATGGCGAGTCTCCTTCTATTGTCTAATTGTTTTTGTTCTTCTAAGTATTTATCAGAGAGTTGTTCTCTCTGCTTGTCTGCAATTCTGGCGTTTTGATTAGCCGCTTCAGCTTGGGCGTTATAGGCTGCCACTTGGGCTTTCGTCTGCTGACGGGTAGCAGCGATTTGAGACGCGCCCGATAAACCTATCAGGGCTGCGGTGACGGAACACATAGATCTCACTCCTTTATGGTAAACTTCACAAATTCCACGCCGTTTAAAGTGACAGGGTCGCTGAATGTCGCGCCGGCGTGCTTGATGTATAGAAGGGCTTTGGGATTGCCCTTGGAAATATAGTTAAAAAGCTCGTGATACTCCTTGAGCTTGTCTTGGATGAAGTCCATGCCGCATTTGGCAAGGGCGCGGCGGTGGTGGTTCACTTCCTCGGAGGCAAGCATCCACACGCTCACGCCTTCTTTCGTATGAGCTATGCCGAAGGCGCATAGGATTTTAGAACCGTAGGCGGCGTAGTGAGCCTCAGTGGATGTGTTAATACTTTCATAGACTCCTTGGAAAGGGGTGAGTCCTTGGGCGGCCAGCTCCTCCTTATCCGCCTCTCTCATGGAGACAGACAGGAGCATAGCTAGCGATTTGGCCACCTCTTTAGCATGGAGGATTTTCACGCCGTAGTATTCGTTATTCATTGACTACCACTCCTCGGATGATGGCTGCTAAATAGAATGGATACGGTTCATTGGATGTGATGAGGATTCGGCCGTTCTTCTCTACGCCCTGGTTGGGGATGGTGATTTCCTTATCCCCTGTGTAGAGTGATACCGACTGATAGGAGAATTCTTCGTACTTGATGGCGTCAATCTTTCCTACGCCGTTTCCGATCTTTCCGCCCAAGGTGTGCTGCAACCGGAGAGAGGCGGAGCGGACGTTTTTATATCTCCCCTGCAATGTCCCGTTTTGGGTCTGCACTTCCACGTTGGGGAGCTCGATAGTCATGGTGTACGGTTTGCCGATGATCATGTAGGAAACCTTCGTCGGGATGGTGATTTCTCCATCTGTGACTTCCACATCTTCGTACCACCTGCCGTCGGCTAGGACAGATACTTTGCCTGTGAGCCAGTCGACAGAAGCGGTATCGTCTTTCTCGTCGAAGGTGATGAGTTTGGCACAATCAGTCATGATGTAGTCTTTGGGATCGGAGGATTCGCTATCAGGGGCTAGTTTTTCAATGTAAGTCTTGCCGTCTCTGATGACTGCGGTGTAGACTTCGTCGGTTTCCTCCTCGGCCACGGTGCATACGGAAATGTATTCCCCATCTGTTACCAGATGAGACCATGCGTAGACCTTTTGGTCGTTGATGTAAGCCAGGCATATCATGACGCCGTCAGATCTGACGAAGTAGAGCCTGGAGTCAGGGTCTTGCATGTAAGCGCTGCTCTGAATCGTATAGCCCCGCAAAAGGTGCTTAGCCAGAAGGGTGAGGTCCATACCGTCATAAGAGTCCGTCTCGTAGGAGTAGGCCATGTCTCGGATGGTCTGGGATCGTTTCTGCACGTATATCAGGCGGCTGCCGATGGATACCGGCTCGACTTCCGTGCATCCTCGGAAGGTTTGGGCCTTGTTGGTGCACTTGGAAGGCGTGACGGTACTGCCGCCGGAAACCACCCATTCATTGGCATCGGTCAGGACGAATAGATCACTAGCCGGGCAGACGTGCTCGATTTCTGCTTGCTGGCGGGAAATGAAGGATAGACAGATGGCGCTATCATCTGTGACAGTGCCGGAGACTTTCTCCACAGAGAAATTGTTATAGTCTCCCGTTTTACTCATCCAAAGTACGTAAGGCTGCATCTTTGTGCCGGCGAAGATTAATCGGTCTTGGAAGAATCCGACGGTTCGCGGGTATCCGTATCTTTCGTTCCATGCACCGAAGGCGTAGCTGTCTACCGTACCTGATTGCCCGATAGCTTTCTTCACCATACACGTGGCCTTCGTGGCAGAATCAATGGATTTGATTTCTATGACCCCCGACTTGGTGTAAGCCGTAGAAGTGAGGTCGGCGCGGCCTGCGGTGGTGACAAGTCTCATTCTTACATTGTCATCTTCGTCTACCGTTCCCGATTCGCTGACGTTATTATCATCGTTGGATTTGTAGGTTCGGAAATCTTTCCACTCTCCCCCGTTGGTGGACTTTTGGATCTTCACTTGTCCTGTCCAGGTGCCGTGGGTGATGATCTTCCAGCCGCTTCCTACGGGGATGGCGTCGGTGGTAGTAGCCCCGCTGGCGGTGACAGTCTTGGCTTCTATTTCTTGGGAAATCTTCATCCACATGCCCTTCATGTCATCGGTGAAGAAATCCGTGTCGGAGGTTAATGTGACTTCGCCGTCTGTGCCGGAGATGGTTAGTGTCGGTTCTTCCAGAGGTCTTACAGTCACCCACCCGGGATTTTCAGAAGTACCGCCGCTGCCATAAGAGACGCCGCCCTCGCCGGTGATAAGTGTATAGACAGGATCGAAGTTTTGGAGCGATACCTTTGCTGAGCCGCCTCCCCCGCCTTCCCCGCCTTGGGCTTCTAACCCAAAAGCGGAGGATGTCCCGCCTTTGGCGCCGGTGCCGCCGGTGTAGAAAGTACCAAGCAGGGAGATCTCTTTAGAGGTTTCATTGTCTTTTCCGTTTGCACCGGCTGCGCCTACGACGATGGAGTATGCGGTTCCTTTGGTGAGGTATACAGTTTTGGTGACGATAGCGCCGCTGCCGCCCTTGCCACCATTTGAAACGGCAGTCGTGGAGCCCTTCGTGTATCCGCCTCTCCCGCCCTTGCCGCCGCCTGCGCCGGCGACGGTAATGTAGTAGCTGCCGGTATCAGGGCATGTCCAGCTATAGGTGCCGGCAGCACTCCATGTCTCGCCTGAGGTTTGGTTGTCCACGGTCAAGGAATCGTCGAAGTACTGGCAGTTCATTTCCATTTCTTCCAGCCGCCAGTCGGTGTCGGAGTAGTGTTTCAGCTGCATGACCGGATGATCGCCGGAGGCGATGTACATGATGTCTGCACTCTGACAGGTGCGAAGTTTGGAAAGGTCAGACTCGGTGTAGTCGGTGGAGATTTCCTGATTGGTGAATACTCCATCCTTCCATATCCGGATGTAGCCCTCGCCCACTTCCAAGAGGAAACCGTGGCTGGCGCTAGAGCGGAATTCTATCAGTCTCACTTTGTCCTTCTTGGCCATGCCGCAATAGAGCGAGCCCGGGCGCTTATAGACAGCGCCGTAGGGGCGTATATAGCAGTTCTCCGCCTGCAATAATGCGGCGGAGTATTTTTCCATGTCTACGCGACTGGCGACTTCGGGAGAGACTTCGCCGGAGGCAAAGGACGGTTGTATGAGGTATGTGGTTTCTCTCATGGTTACCTCCTGGCATCAAAGTATCTGGTCGGGTATTGGGGTTCGTGATGGTTTTGGATGGCAGAGGTATACATGGCCTGCTGAATGGCCATTTGGTAAAGCTGATACTGGGTCTGCGCCATGGAGATAGAGCCGCTTAAAGGCATAGCGATTAAGCTGGCCAATTTATGGGCTAGGGCTTCGGCGAAGGAAGGTTCGAACATTTCAGCATTCACGACGTCTGCGGTGTAGTCCATATAGGCATTGGGGATGTCTGTCATCACGACTCTGGTAGACTCATCCACCAAAGCGATTTGGAATTCATGGTATTCCAGATCCTTGGTAGATTCGTCCATCCGGATGTCATCGCCGTCTTTGTTGTAGAGCTGGCGGATGATCAGGCACTTTTTAGGGATGGCGTAGGCATAGGCCCATTTTGGGATGGTGGTATTTACAAGAGCTAACTTTTCGAATCGTTCTGCGAAGCCCCAGCGGAAGGAGGAAAGAAGGTTCTTTCTGGTAAGCTCATAGTAAATTTTGCACTGCCTAGCTGCCTCGCTGTCTTCGTCAATGGAATCAATACGGCCCTGTCCGATAGAGGATAAGGCGATATTGCAGATGTCTGTGCTGTACATAGTTCCTCCTAATGTTTGCGGATGAGGTCCAGAAGCTGGGCCTTTGTCCTAATGTCCTTGGGGATGTCTATGCCCCTCTTCCAGCAAAGAGCTCGAAGTTCATTAGGACTTAAGTTCTCCAGCTTCCGATTTCCCATCTGTGTGATATGGATCTCTCTCATTCCAGCTCGGCGTCAAGGGCCAGAGCTACGGTGCATTTGCCGGAAGTCGGGCCGGAGATAGTGACGCCGTAGTACTTTTTACCGCCGAAGGGCACGCGGATGGACGCGTGAGATGCACCCACCGGGATAGTCAAGGTGCACAGGGTGTCTGCGCTAGCGAGATCTTCCGTGTCTGCGGTCTTCAAAGTGATTGCGGCGGCTGTAGTAAGAGGAGAGGAAAACTTCGCAACGAGAAAGAGCTCAGAGTAAGCGTTTCCGCCGTTGCCGTTGGCGATGACGTCCGGGGTAGTGGATACGTCTTTATCGAAGATGAATGCGGTTTCTTTGTCGAAAATCATGGTGTACCTCCTTAGGCTTCAGAAATGTGGTTTTCCGTATCCAGAAGTGCGTCTTCCTTGAATACCGGAATGCCGAAGATGCGGAGAGTGTCAAGGCCGTTAGTCAAAGTTTCACGGGTGACATGGACGTTGGTCTTGTCCAGCTGGTAGATTTCAAGGAAATCATAGACTTTCTCGGAAACATAGATTTTGAGGTCGATGTTTCCGCCATTGAGACGGCGGAGTGAGTTCTTCGCATACACAAGGTTCTGCATGAATTCCAGCTTCTTCGCAGAAGTAGCGGAGAGAATGGCAGCGGTATCGATGTTTCGTACAGCGGCTACCATGCGCGGATCCGCTACCATGAGGCCGGGCTTGTAGGTGAAGAGGGTTTCCAGTGCCTGGTATTCGCCCTTTTCATCATCCAGTACAGTACGTTCCCCAAGGTCGCGCTGTTTCAAGCCGGCATAGCCGAATTTCGGATAAATGCCGGAGACAGTGTCGCCCCAGCCTACGAACCAAATAGAGGAGAGCTGGCCGTCATTGGTACCGCCTGCGTCGCGTACCTGATAGGAAGCGTCGCCCTTGTTACCGCCGTAAGCGTTGTAGCGTTTGGAGAGGCCGTTGAATTCATCCAGGTTGGCGTCGGAGTCGCCATAGAAAATCATGTTGGCCACGCGGTTAGCAAAGCCTGCTACGTGTGCGTCGTCTTCAGAGCGGCGGAATGCCTGCGGGTCCGGTTCCAGCTGCAAGAGCTCGATGTCCACCTGAGAACGGTCTTCCAGAATGCAGCAGGTATCCGTCACCTGTTTGGTGGTGGATTTGGTGGGCTGCACGCCTTTGTTGATAGCTC